CTTATTAGGTAGCCCAGTATTTGGTGCATATGTAAGAGTTCTTAGTGCTTTTATTAATTCTTTACATCTTGGATGTATTAAAGTTCTTCTTTCTCCATTGGCATCATACAAAGCAGTATTAACGGCAGTAATCTTATCTCTTATCTTCCAAGGACTTTTAGGACTCATAACAGTAAAACCAGATCTTCTTAAGATCGTATGATCTGTAACTCCCACCCCACTAGTTTTTCTTGCACTACCAGTAGGGTCAGGACAAGCAATAATTCTTCGATCTACCCCATATCTTCTAGTAACTTCTTCAGCAAAATCCCAAGTAGTAGCACCACCTGTCAGCATGATCTCATCAAAGACATATAGTGTATCATTATGCTTTACAGCACAGACTCCTGCCATAGGATCAACGTTAAAATCCAATCCCAACAACAATGGCATTAGATGTAAATCCTGTACTTCTTTATCAATATTGTCATCACTGAAACTAACAGCGACTAAACCAGTAAGATTTTCAAAACTTGCCTCAAATTCCTGTCTAAATGTCCTTGCATCCAACTGACTCCTAGCAGCTTCAACTTCCTCTGGTGCAACATTACCTCCTTCAATCGTAGTAAAACTCCATCTTTGCCAATCATCCAGTTCCTGTTCTCCACAAAAACACCACATATCATAAAACCAACTGGCAGTACCATCAGGAGTGCTAATAAACAAAGCCCAACCTTGTTTATCAGCCAAAGCAGGTCTTATCACTTCAGCCCATACATCTCGATCCATAAATGCTGCTTCATCCAATACAACCCCCGCTAAACTTCTTCCCCTCAATGCCATCGCATTTTCAGTTCCTTTTAACTCAATACTCGATCCATTTATCAAATCCAATCTTAAATCTGTTTCATTTTTACTTTGCACCCAAGTCCTAGGCACTAATCTTTTCAATTCTTTCCACGCAATATCCTTTGCCATCCGATAAGTAGGAGCACAATAGAAATAAACTTCACCAGGTCGATTGATAGCTCCTCTGAGCAACTCGATACAGGATAAATATGATTTCCCAAACCTTCTTCCAGCAACCAACAACCTAAATCTTTTCTCACTATTAAACACCTCCCCTTGTGCATACCTTAAACTGACTTCATTTAGGCTCATATAACCCTTTTTTTCATAATATTACTCATTTTCTTTCGCATTTCATACTTTTAAGGCTATTATCGAAATAATAACCCCCTTCTTAACCTTTATCGTGGCTGAATCTTTTATAAATAACTTAAATTACGATCTACCTGCTCCTCAACGTAAACCTCGTGTTCAAAAATATACAGGTGGCTCTAACTCAAGAGCAGTTATAGAAGCTAGATGCCAACGTCTTTACTCAAAACAATTAGAAGGTAAGACTACTAGACAACTTGTCATAGAACATTCTCAAAAAGAAGGCATATCTTTAGTTACAGGCTGGCAAGATTGGAAAAAAGTTAAAGAGTGGAATGATGAAGATTGGCTTAAAGAAAGAGATAAGATGATTCCTAGACTTCAAGCAATGCGTATGCGTCTTTTTAACAAAGCTATATCAAAAGGTCAATTACAAACAGCAGCACAAATCCTCGACTCACTAGGCAAAGTAGTAGGTGAATCCGTAGAAACTGTTAACATTCAAGCTCCTGAACTTGCAATTCGCATAGAACCAAAGGAATAAAGATACACAGAATATATTTAAGTTACTCACGCCACACATCCAGGAAAAAAATTTTTCTATCCCACCCCATAGCAAAAAATAAATAAAAATTTATTTATTATTCAAGTGCATATCTGATATATTCTGATATAATTAATGCATAGGGTTTAATACTTTACTAGTTATTAAATCCTCTCTAATAGCTCTATTTATCTTTCATAGTTAAATATAGTTATTCAAGCTTAAAAGCTTTTACAAGCTTACTAAAGCTAAACACATTAAAATTATTTAATTAAACTCATGCCAAGTATTATTTTTGAAAGTTTTGGAGAAGAAGAATCTATTGAGTTAGATTTAACCAAAGCAACAGAAAAAGAAATTAAAGAAGCTTTTATTAAAAGCATTAAGCAAACTAAAAAGGAGACTAAAAAAGATGCTTAAAAACTTATTTCTTTATTTTGGATTTTATACAGTTTTTGGATTATTTTTATATTTTTCAATTTCTGACTCATTATTAAAATCTCAAAAAATCCATTGTAGAAATGGTGTTGAAATGGCTTGTAATTATTTAAGGGTTAAAAATTAATTATGCATGATCTAAATCAATTACATAAACAAATAAAGCATCTTGAACTTTTAAATGAAGATCAAAAACTTTTGATAAAAGATTTAAAAAGTCAAAATGAAACTTTAAGAAAAACTATTTTATTTTATGAAAATAGAAAAATAGTTTGTTTAAGTAACTCTTAATTGAGTTACTTTTTTTATTCAAAATTATTTAATTTAAATTATGGATACTCAAGATTTAAGAATTGAAATTTTAAATGATATTGATTTATTAAAAGAAAAATTTAATAGTGATCAAATCATTAAATCAATTATTCAATTTTTACCACAATCTCAATTAATAGAATTAAAGGATTCTATTGATAGGGATTATTTACTTTAAAAACTTATTTAATTAAAAAAATGAAACTAACAAAATTTCAAATTGAAGATGGTAAAATCTTTCAAGGATTTACGGATGGTTCAACGTGGAATGGATGGAGCAATCCATATTTCACATTAGAAGTAGCTAAAGAAGTATTAAATTATTATCGGAATCAACCATGTGTGGAAAGTAGGGAGCAATGGATTGAATGGGATTTAAAAGTTGATAAAACATTTATGGGTATAGATTTATATTGTTTTGGTTTTGGTTATTGTTGGTCGGAAGTTACAAAGGAAGAAGAAGAAAGAATTGATCTAGTTAATAAAGTTGTTAAAAACTGTCAACAAGATGAAATTTATTTAAGAGATATAGTGCATGAATATTTCCAATTTTTGGAAGATACAACACTTGGATTAAAAGGAATAAAAGAAACTTTAGAAGAAAGGGAGAATTAAGTTATGTGGAGACAATACAAACACCATAACCCTAAATTATATATACCTTTAATGAAAGAACTATTAAATAGTTTAGGGGATGATTGGTATGATTCAGTATATGGAAATGATTTAGTAGCAAGTATTAGTAAAAATATTAACGACAATCATTGTATGACTATATACTTGCCTAATTCTAAAATTTGTGATGTTGACAATGAGTTATTTAATACATTTGAAATTTGTGAAAATGTATTTAAAAGTCATGATTCAATAAGTTGTGAAAGTGTAGGAGAAGTTATAAAAAGAATAACTCAAATAGAAGAAGAATAAAAAAAATAATAATAGTTGCTTAAAAGGTTACTTGATAATCTTTTATGAAACTATTTTATAGTTTCTTATTTATTCATTTATTTATTTAATTATTATGAGACCTGATTTACTAAATTACATCGATGATGTAGTTAATGAGAGATTAACATTATTACATGAAAGAGAGAGTGATCCGACCTGGAGAAATGAGAGTAAAGATTTAAGAGAGAGTACGAAAGAAGAAATTAAAAAATGTGATGAAGTTTTAAAAGAGATTGATAAAGAATTATTTGATCATTATATATTTTCTTTAAAATCTCGAACTATAAGTATTTATGAAAAAAAATATAAAGATAAAGAAGATTTTAAAAAAGATTATCTTAATGGAGAATATTTTTATGATACAGACAGTTATGAGAATGGAAACTATATAAGTAAAAAAGAAGTAGACCTGGAGAAAATACGATTAATTAATATTTTTGATGAACATATAGGAACTTTAAAATTTGATACTGAGAAACTTAAATTTATATCTATAAATGATATTTAAATATATCAAATATATGTTAAAATAAATAATAGAAGTGTAAAAACTTCTTATTTAAAATCAAACTTATTTAATTAAAAAAATGAACCACACATTAACTGTATCAGGTGCTTATAGTACCGATTTTAAAAATAAAAAAGAAATATTAGAACATTATAACCTTAATAAAGACTTTCAAAACTTAGGAATTAGTTCAGGTGCATATGTAAATAAAAAGGATGCAAAACGCTATAAGGTAGGATTTTTAAATGTTAGATATAGCAATTTAAGAAAAATTGCCGTTATCGATGTAAATAACGATAAGTTTATTTAAGGAGAAAATAAAAAATGATTTTAAAAATGAGTAAAGGAAATGCAAAGTTATCGAAAGATACTTTGATATTATCTATATCAGCTGGTATAACTTGCCCTGGAAGTAATGCCTGTAAAGCTTTTGTAACTCTTAAAGATGATAAGAGAGTATTAAATAGAGGTCCTGAAAGTATGTTTACCTGCTTTGCCGCTAGTGAAGAATTACGTTATCCTAACGTTTTTAAATCAAGGAAATATAACTATGATTTAATTAAAAGTTATGTTATTAAAAAAGATTTAAAAGGATTAACTGATTTAATAAATCGATCTATTCAAGCTAATAGAAAGAATATTACTAAAGTCAGGATACATGAGAGCGGGGATTTTTTTAATATTATCTATCTTAAGGCATGGATAAATGTAGCTAAGTTAAATAAAGATCTTAAATTTTATTGTTATAGTAAATCACTTGATTTTTTCTTAGAAGTATTACTTCCAAATAATTTTTATATGGTGGCTTCATATGGTGGGAGATATGATTATTTAATTGATCAGGGTTATTTTACAAAATATTCAAAAGTTGTATTTAGTGAAGATGAAGCAATAAGACTTGGTTTACAAATAGATAAAGATGATAGCTTATGTTTTGAAAATAAACCCTTTGCACTTTTATTACATGGGATGCAAGAGAAAGGATCAAAAGCTGGTGAAGCTTTAAAAGAAATAAAAAGAAATAAAAAATTAATTAATGCTTAGATCTTAAGTAATTAATCAAAAGTAAGTTAACCAAAATATCTAAATTTTTATTATTTAATTTAGATTTATTTAGCCTGGCTAAGTGTTCTTTAAGCTGTTTATCACTATGAATTTCGTGATCATGAATGAATTGTTTGATGTAGCTCATATTAAGGCGAAAATTTGATTAGTATACTAATTATATGATATCATGAATGCATAACTTTATATCATTTAATTATGAATGAAAACAAACCAACAGAGAGGAAACTCTATAAAATCACTACTCACAACATAATGATTGAAACTTTTGAAGTTATTGCTGAATCTAAGGAAGAGGCAGAACTTGCTGTATTTGATTGTTGGACAGCAGAAGACAATTACAAGATTAATGTTGAAAGGATAGAGCAATATTTTGATGATAAGAGAGTAGAAAATTCTGAATTGTTTGGTATTAAATGTGATCTTGAATATGACGATAAGATCAGTACCAGCTCATTAGGTTTCTGGAGAGAACCAACATTTGAAGAAGTTGATGCAGAAGGAGGTAATTCATGAAAGAAACACAACTTGAAATGGATGCCAGGGATGTTATGGAACAAATCCAAATGGCAGAATCTAGGCATATGCAATTAGGTGCATTAATCTCCTATCAACTAGAACGTCCAGATATGACTATTAGAGACTTCTTTAGTATGAAAGCTGCCGAGTTAGAAGAACAAGAGGAGGATGAGTAAATGAAACTACTAAAATGTTCAGCAATTAGACTTGAGACTTTAAATCATGCTCTAATCACTAATAATCATGGCGAAGAATTTCGTATTTCACATTGGGAGGTGAATATTGAAAATATTCATGAAATTCTAGTTGTTTGTCATAGAGAAGAAGATCTTCTTTCTGAAGAGATCACTCTTACTTGGGAATCTATTAAAGATTGGTCGATACAACTACAAACTGAAGGTTACAGGATTTGTTAAATGACTAATAAAAATAAATCAAGGGATGATTGTATTGCAGCGATTAAAGAATGTATAAAAGATGATTTACAGAAACCTGAGATTATTAAAAAAATGATTGATGATTATCCAGGTGTACATAAATCAACTTTTTATATATATTACAAAGCTGCACAGGATCAATTATCAGATGAAGATTTCGTTTCAGGTGCTTGCATTATCGAAACTGAAAGACAGATTAAAATCCAGCTCAAGAAACGTTTAATTGCAGATCTTGAAAAGGATTATGATACAGAAACTGATCCAACATTAAAACGTAATTTAAGAAATGATTTACTTAAGTTACTTAAACAATTTTAAACACGAATTCGCTAACGAAAACTATGAAAACTGAAATTCAACAACTTCAATCCTTAGTCACAATAGTGATGGAAATGATTAGAAAAGATTATCCTGATACAACATCTGTTTGTAGTAAGGATTCAATGAATTTAGGAGAATTCAAAAAAAGAGTAGAACTTACTGAACAAGATATAAGTGCTATAAAACTTAATCAGCCTGTAAGTAATGAATTAATCAAATTAGATTTATGTGAGAGGGCTATCAAATGATTGACAATCCACTAGAACAGCAAACTTTAGAACAATATGACAATCTCTATATCAATGAAAAATTTGAAGAGCATTGTTCTGATGCTGCTAAAGAATTAGCTAAAGATCATAATCTAAATCCAGATTATTATGAAGCTTTTATAGAATTCTATATTGAAGAATCTAGAGAATCAGACAGAGGTTATCTTCTATTTTCTGATGGTAAATATATTATTGATATTTGGTGGGATCATAATAAAGATTTATATGAAACTAAAACACCTTATATTTAACTTTTTATATATTCATTAACAGCAGTTCTAACCTGGTGAGCGATGGGGATTCCTTCTTCATCGCTTTTATCTTTTAAAGCTTCAAATTGTTTTACAGTAAAATTACAGACATATCTTATGTAATCAGTTTTAGGTCTAGGCATTGATATCAAAATATATGAGATATATATAACATAACATAAAAAAGACTATCAAGCCTAAACTTGATAGCCTTTTGGTTTACTGATGAGTAACATCACCCGTGTTAGATGACTAATTGCTTATAAAAAGAGTTAATATCGTCAACCAACGATGACGTTGACTCCTCTTTAAATCCTCGATGGGAACTCATTACATCTTTGAATGAAATAATTGGAGTCGAACCAACGTCCATTTAGAGTCATCAATGGTATTTCTATCAAAGGAGCAGCAACTAACCATATTATATATCAGATAATTGATATCAATGTAAACATATATGACATATATTTATATCTTGAATGGCAAATTTAAGAAAAAGAAAAGAACCAAAAGAAAAAGAATATATATTTAATAAATATATTTAAATAATATTAATAATATATATATTAATAATATATATATAATAAATAATATTAAAGCGAATTTTCAAAATAATTTCTTGACATATAAACAAATATCATCTACTGTCAGTAACAAACATATATAAATTTATGTCAAGTAAAAAAGTTTGTATCTGGTTAGAACCTGATCTTTACGAATTTTGTGATGAAGCCAGGGGAGAAGAATTATCAGTTCCTCAGTACATCAGATTAATTCTCAAACAGAAAAAGAAAAGTTCTGCAAAAAGAAAACCAAAAGTACTTAAGGAGAATACAGATCCCTTTGCATCTCCAAATATTACAAGTGAAATGATCCCTGACAATCTTAAGGGATATGCTGATCTGATCATTGAATGGTGGGCGATCAGATATAAAAAGAAGGCAACTTGCTCTACAAAGGTCGCTGAGAGGATTTTTGACAAATTAGGAACATTCGTACCAAGTATGGTTGCAAAGTCTCTTGAAAAGGCAATAGCAGGTGGATGGAAAGATATTTGGGAGATAAAGGAATCTAAATTTACAGAAGAACCAAAAAACAATCATCCAGCTTCAAGAGTATTTACAGCAAAAGGAGGTTTTGAATAATGGAAAAATTATTTGATGTTTCTGTCATCAAAACACTTAAAGAGGGAATCAAGAAAGGTCGATGGACTCTTAAAGATCTTGATACACCTCCACCAGGTTGGACAGATTGCATTAACAACTGCAAAGGCAACCCTGCTTTTCCCCAAGGTTATCAGGGTGTCGAATATAAAAACCTTGCTAGGGTTAAAATACAAAAACCAAAACCTGTAGAAGAGAAAGTAGAACTTACTGATCCTAAAGATTTACCAACACATTTTTAATTAAACATGAAAACCATCAAAAAACTTCCTAAACTTCCTGTCTTCAGACATGAAGCAACTCATAAATATTTCTGTGAAAAGTCCAACAAATGGCTTAAGTATTCAACCACTATGGTTTGCAATGAACTAGATGAAAAAGCAAAAGAAAGTATTGAACATACAAGACACATATGGCAACCAAGAGGAGAAACTGTTCATAAGTGTTTAGAACAGAAGATGTTAGGTGCTGATGACATCGATATGGGTGACTATGAAGAGTGGGCTATCCCATTGTTTGAGCTGGAACTGTTCACACATTTTGAACCTATGGGTGTTGAATATATGATGAGCAATCCTGGTAAGGATGTTGGAGGTCAGCTGGATCTTATTGGATACGATACAAAAGCTAAGAAGATTAGATTGATTGATCTTAAGACTAAAGGAGATACAAAGTATGATTTTAAGAAAAGAACAGGTTGGAGAGAACCATATAGAACAGATAAGCAACTAGGTTGCTACATCGAAATGCTTAAGTTGAACTGTGATATCGAACCTGATATCTGCAATACGATTTGGGCTTATAAAGGCAAGTGTATGTTGAACGAAGATCAACCTGTGCAGAGATGCAAGGATGCATGGCAGGAAGCATGGGAAAAGTTTGAAGCTAAACAGGTGGTGTTTTGATATGGATATTGCATTTACCACAAGTGGTGAAAATGTGCTTACCACTTATTTAAATGAAGGAGAGATTGAAAATAGAAATATTTCTGGTCTTACTTTTAAAGATAAACAACCTAAAGATCATGAGAAATTATTTGGCATGACAGAAGATATGATCTATAAAAAATTTGGTTTATATTTTACAGAAACAAGAATATCAATAAATGGCAGACCAACTTACAAAATAGAAAGTGATCATGATGCAATGCTTTGGCTAATAAGAAAAGGTTTTGTTACCTACCATAAAGGTAAAGAAAGATGGAACAATCAGGCATTAGATGAAGGCTGGGAAAATGGTTGGACTCCCAATCCTGACAGTATTGTTGAAAAGAAAAAAGAATATGGTCATGTATATTTTTTTAAAAGTGCCAATAGTTATAAAGTTGGTTGCTCTTGTGAAAGCAATATAAAAAATAGAGTAAGACAACAATTACCTGATGAAGTACTTGCAGTAAGTCCAGCAAGAGATGATTACAAGGTTTTAGAAAAGAAAATACATAAAATGTTTGCAAAAAATAGAGTCGCAAGATATGAAATATTTAATGATTTAACAGAAAAAGAGGTGCAGAAGATAAAAAAAATGCTAGGAAATAAAATAGCTGTAAAAATAAAACTAAGAGGAGAAAGATGACTAAACCACTTGATGAAGCTAAAGAAACTCTTGATCGTTTATTAGAAGAATTTCGTACAGGCGAGCTAGTCGGAAGCCGCTTAAAAAAAGAATTAATTTATATACGAAGAGCAATTATTATTGCTGAACAGGAGCAAGGCCAATGAGATATATACTCGATGTCTCAGGTAGAGACCTGGATCTAATAAAAGCTTCTATTGTCCACTTTCAAAGGTCATTGGAAATGTCATCTCAAGGAGATTTTGGTCATATTATTGGCGAACTTGATGACACTTATCTTAGTTTAAAAATACAGAAATCAAAACAACTCAAAAGTAAAATTATGAGAAAGTGGTGGATGAGAAAATGAAATCTTTTTATAAAGAATTAAAAGAAAGAAAAGAATATCTTATAAAAAAATTATGGAAAGAACAGGCTGATAATGAATGGTCGTGGTATCAAAAAGAAATAACCTTAAAAGAATATGTAGTTAGAGATTGGAATATCAAAACACGAATAAAAGAACTTGAAGGATAATGTAATTTGATGTATAGTTATATGTAAATATATCTATTATTAAATTAAAGATGCCAAGACCTTCTAAATATAGAAAAGGTAAAAGATTATCTGAACAAGAATATAAATACAAATTACAAAAGTATTATCAAGGACATATTGAAAAGAATTATACGAAATTAGGTCATAAATGTATTAATAAACGTCTTTTTGCAGAAATAAAACGTGAAGCTAAAAAAAAATTTAAAGTTTTTCCATCATCGTATGCTACAAACTGGATTAAATCTGAATATAAAAAAAGAGGTGGAATATTTAAAAATGATAAATTAAAAGTTAGAAAAGAATTTATGGAAGGGCAAACAGAAGGACAGTTATTTTTTAATACATCTGATGCCACTTTTAATTTTAATGAAAAGCATATAAAGAAAGATAAGCCCGATGAAAGAAAAATAGTTGAACGTAGAGGTGATGCAAAAGAAGGTGATTTATGGATTCATCCAAATACAGGTACTCTTCATATGAAAATTGGTGATAGATGGGTTACTGTTAATGATCCGAGTAAATTACCAAAATTAAATAATAAACAAAGAAGAGCAGATATAAGTTCTGCTTTTGCTGAAAGGCATAGAAAAGAAAAAGCAAAAGTCAAAGAGGTTGTATTAGAAACAAAACCAAAAATTACTAGAGGACAATTCTTATACAAATACAAATCACCACAAAACTTTTATTCCTGGCAAGATTTAGCAAGAGAACATATCAACTGCAAACATAGAAGTAAACAATATATATACGATTCTCCAGCTTATTATTTAAAAGATGATTTATGTAATTCACTAATTAATACTAATATTGATAATCTTGAACTTACAGAAAGTCCAAACATAGTAAATCCAAGTTTCTTTTTACTTACTTCAGATAAAATAAATAACATTAAATATTCATTTATTGAATGTTGTAATTGGAGTAAAAATAATTCAAATGAAAACTATTTGCGTAATGAACAAAAACGACATTTTCAATTTGATGTATATGTAAACTTTGTAGTTGACTCTGATAAAATTCATTACTACGCATTTAACTGGAATAATTTAAAGATGTATAAATTTATTCAATTACCAGTAGATGATGAACTAATTAAAGAGCATTTTAAAACTGTTGTTAATTTAATTTTATTAATGAATCAACAGCCAGATATTATTACTGAAGAATATATCCCTTCAAAGATTGTACCTTTACAAAAAAAATACAAAGTACAGAGTGAAATTAAACCAAGAGCAATATGTTGGGTAGGTAAGGACTTTACAACAAGAGTTGTCAAACTAAAACCAAAGCAAGATGAAGATATGTTGATTGTTACTGGAAATAAAAGAAAGTTAAGACCACATTGGCGAAGAGGTCATTGGCATACAGTATTAAAAGGAGCTAAACGTAAGGAGCGTAAAATGCGATGGTATCAACCAGTTTTTGTACTAGGAAACGCAGCATGAATGAAATAACAATAAGGGTAGTTGGTATCCCTGCACCTCAAGGATCTAAAACCTTAACAAGATGGGGTGCGATGATTGAAGCATCTAAGAAAGTAAAACCTTGGAGAACTGATGTAAAGGAAGCTGCTCTTGAATGTTATAACAGCGGAGCATTAAATCTACCTGTGAAAGCAGATATAGAATTTGTTTTTCCTAGACCTAAATCACATTATGGAACTGGTAAAAATGCAGATGTGTTAAAACCTTCAGCACCTAAGTTTTGTACAAGTAGAGGTAATGGAGATATTGATAAACTTTCTAGATCTACTTTGGATGGATTGTCTGTTACTGCAGGAGGAAGTGTATTAGAAGATGATTCTCTTGTCGTTGAACTTAATACAAAAAAAAGATATATCAATAAGGATGAATTACCAGGAGCATATATTGCAATATCTTGTATTTACGATTAGTATACTATTAGTATACTAATACTTAATAAAACATGACCACTTCAGCCCCCTCAGACTTTAAAGTGACTTATTACGATGAACCTAAAGTCGAAACATATACTATTCCTAACTTAGGAGGGATCTTAACTACTGGAGATCTTTATAAAAAAGGTAAGTTTGACTATAGTGCTTGGGCGAAAACAGCACAAAGAATCAGAGAGAATGCACCAAATTGGTATTTTGCTCTAGAACCTAACAGAGATGGAGATTTTGTTTGGAAGCAACCCGATAACACTGGTTTACTTATGGGTTACTTTCAAAATGTAGTTACAGGAATTAAGTTACCTTTATTTCCTTATGCCATAACAAATAATTTTAACAAACCAATTGAATACGAGAAGATTTCAGCTAATGATGTACAAAACTCTCATCGAAGATGTTTATGTGCCTGTGGTTGTTATTCTTTTGGAGATGCTTTTGAGCTTTGGGCGAGAGTTGAAGTTAAGGAATTAGATCAAGAACAAAAAGAAACAAAGGACGGTATTACAAGAACTCCTGATAAACCTAATCAAGAACCCGAACCTGTTGAATCTATTGAAGATAAGAACTATGGTAAACCTATAGCACAACCTGCTTTAGAAGCTGTCGTACAGAAGATTATGAGCTTATCTGAAAAGTATCCCAAGAAAAAAGATGAAGTTCTTGACAAGTACAAATCTCAGTATGGGATCACATCTGAAAAGATTGGGCCACCTGACATAAGAACTGCTGAACAAGGTCAGTTCCTTACACTTCTAATAAATGAAATTGATTCAACTTTATGACTCAGGAAGAAGCAGAATTTGCAGGGAGACAAGTTCTCAATCAACTTCACGAACGCAAGCTAGATCGCCATAAAGATTACAACAGAAACATCTTTTCAATTCGTACAGATGATCTTCTTGCTAAACAAATAAGAACATATTGCAAAGACAATAATGTTCCTCCCAATCAATTTATTAAAACTGTCCTTCAAAATTATTTTACAAATGCCTAGTTTCGCTTTACCTCTACCAATCAAATGGTCTGTTGGAAAAAACAAATTTAATGAAGAAAATCCAAATGAACCACTACTTGCAATTCAAGTACCTGTTGAATCTGTAACTTCATTAATCGAACATCTTACAAATCTTGTTAATACAAAACAAGTTACAAAACCAGTATATGATCCAAAAGTAAAGAAAAGTGATGATAAACCATGCGTTATGCTTTATTGCAAAGGCACTAATGGTGACTATGGATTATACGGAAGCTTTTCACCTTTAAAAATAGAAGATGCTCCTGATCTAAATCAGATGGAATTTTGATAGAGCCTTTAAAAATTCTTGATACTTTTGCAGGTATCGGTGGTTTCTCTTATGCTGCACATGAACTTGTTGGAGGATTTGAAACTACTCAATTTGTAGAAATAGATCCCTTCTGTCAAAAAGTTTTAAAAAAACATTTTCCTAAAATTCCCTGCCATGACGATATCAAAACATTCACAGCTTACCCTGGACAATATGATGTCATCACAGGAGGCTTTCCGTGCCAAGATTTATCCGTGGCAGGCCAACGTAGAGGAATCACAAAAGAATCCAGATCGGGTTTATTTTACGAACTCATCAGAGTCATACGCTTGGTACGACCAAAGTTCGTTGTCATGGAAAACGTGGCAGCGATCCTTAATAACGGATTGGACATCGTTCTCGGAGAGCTTTCCGAAGCAGGGTACGATGCAGAATGGTCAATTATATCTGCAAGTTCACTGGGAGC